AAGATTTACCGAAAGAAGTGCCAGGCGACTTTAAAAGCACCTACGTAGTAGATGGTGACTGGACCCTGTTGGGTTCAGTTGATGATATCAATCTTAAAATTGACGAACTGTTTGAGCGCAGACAGGACAACTCAGAGGCGCTGGCTGACCTGATAGCGGAAAAGCCGGAGCTTATTTCGCAATTAATGGTTCAGCGCGACAAATATCAAGCAATCACGAGTGAGAGGGATGCGTTAGGCAAGCTGAATACCGAGGAATATCTGAAGACATATCGAGAGAAGCGTGACTCGCTGAGTGTGGATGAGTTGGCGCGTTGGGTCGAATCCCCAGAAGCGGCTGAAATAATGCCATCGGTCGATCAATATAAAGAATGGTCCCAGAAACAGGTTACGATTAAACAAATGATCGACCAAATTGCTCAGAAAATAGAGCGTAATAATGATGAAGTGAAGGCGCGGGAAGAAGCGCATGCTGGTTTCCATAAAAGACAACCAGAGCTGGCGCAAGCGTTGAAAGATTTTCAGTTGGAGTATGAAGGCACACGCCCGATTCCTGACTTTTATTTTGATGAGAGAATTAACGAGACGTATGGGGACTTAAAACAAAAATTGGCGAGTAAACGCCGTCGATTGATCGGTTATCAGACGGCAAGAGACAGGATTACAAACGAGGCGATTGACCTGGCTGACGTCAATCGCGATTTGATCATGAGCATCGACCTGTCAGGCATTGACTTAAATGACGAATTTACGTTTAAACGCAATGCGCTGGCCGAATACATTGAGATGGAAGGCAGTCGCCGAAATATGCTTGAAAAAGTCTTGGCCGGGACGATGGCCGTGGATCAGAAGAGCATGTCGGGCATAACGATGGTCACCCAACAAGAAGTGGATATTTACGAGGCGGTTAAAGAATTTGCATACAGCCCAGATGCGCAAGCATTTTACACTGAATTAAAGGCGCATTTAAGATCAGCAAACGCAGAGGACGCCAAGGCAATCAGCATGGCAAAGCGCATCGAGTCCCATGAAAAAGACCTCATGGACACTGAAAAATCCTGGGCCGACAGAATGGCCGCGCACAAAAAGCCGATTTACAAAAAAGGCAAAGCCTATAACCTGGACGAATTTCAGTCGGATTGGCACACCGCCGGCAAAAAACAAGGGTATCAGCCGGAAGGGTTTACGGAAGCCGGAGCGCAGGAACAAATAAACCAGGCTTTGTTCGCATCTCATCATGCCGCCAAAGCGTGGCGTGCAGCCCTGGATGATCAGGGCCAACTGAGCGTCGATAGCCCGGTTTTTCGTGTGCTGCATAAGCAGTTTGATTTATCCTTGGCCCGTGATATCACACCTGGACATAAACTTGATGATGACAGTAACTTCCATGACCTGGTGCAGTCCATTAATCCGGGCGTCGCGTATGAGAAAAATGTAGCGGATATATTTAATGCCGCCCTACAGGCAGAAGCGGGATGGGATGTCGCGTTCAATCGTAGACTAAACTCACATGAATCCGTAATGGATCAGACTGTCGGGCTGGGCGATTTCGTGGGCGCCGCAATCGACAAGATGATGACGATCTTACAATTTGAAATTGACGAAGACCGATTCGTTTCTGCGTTTCAAGAAATTGCCCGTGACGGCCCTTTTGAGTCCAAGGCGGTGGAGTTAGTGGAGATGTGGTCTAGCGTATCTTCAGTTACCCTGGAAATAAGCGAGATTAAGGCCATTAAATTATGGGCCCAAACAGTGAAGCCAGGATGGGATGATAAGGGTAAATTTCATGGTGTCTATGACACAGCGATGGTGTCGGTGGATGTCCCGCTAAGTGACATGGTGGCGTTGTTTAAAGGCCCGTTACGGGGGGATGCCCACGTTGAGACGATATTCAGGCAACTCGCCCAGAAACGATTGAGTCAGAGATCGATAGATGAAGCTGACAACCAGATCGCGAACATCCCCTTTAAAGATGATGCTTGGGTCACGCTCGCCGCCAAGCGCGCCATCATAGATGCAATTGAGGGCGGATATGATTACGTCACCTGGCCGGACGCTAATACCCTTGTGGACCGCTGGAGCGAATCGGGCCGGGGCTTATATACCATGCTATACGACGAAAAAATGCCCGGCGCTGTCAAGAAATTGTTGACGTCAAAAATTGATCATATCAGCAGTGATGTGGGCAGCGAAAACTTTTATGACAGCACTGACCCCCAAGGTTATTTTCGGGTCAAAATTACTGACAAGGACCGGGAAAAACACCAGCACGGCATGCCAATCTATCAGGGCAAGTCCGACGCGCATCAAGGTTCGATTCAGTTCAAAGAAGACGAAACCGTAATCTCGTTATTTGAGTCATCGAATCTATCGACGTTTTTGCATGAGTCCGGGCATTTCTTCTTAGAATCGCTCGGCGAAATGGCTGAAGCAGATAACGCACACCCTGAGCTAGTTCAAGAGTACGGATCAATTCTAAAATTCCTGGGCGTCGAAAGCCGCCAGGCGATTACCCGCGATCATCATGAGAAATTCGCCAGGGCATTTGAAGCCTACTTGTTTGAAGGCAAGTCACCCTCGGTGGAATTACAATCTGCATTTCAATCCTTCAAATCATGGTTGTTAGATATTTACAAAAAAATCATGAATCTTGATGTCGAGTTGAACGATGAGATTCGCCAGGTGTTCGATCGGATGTTAGCCACTGACGAAGAAATTGCAGCGGCTGAAGAGGTTAACAACTATAAGCCGGCCTTTACGACGCCAGAGCAAGCGGGGATGAGCCAGGAAGCGTTTAACACCTACATTCAAAGTGCGGACAAATACAGGCAAGCTGCGACTGATGAACTGGAGCGAGTCAAGTTAAAGGACATCCGGCGCCAAAAAGAAACAGAGTGGAAAGACAACAAGAAGATTGTGCATACTCGAATTGAAAAAGAAATTAATCAACTCAAAGTATTTCAAGCGACTTATTTTCTAACCCACGGCGAAGCACTTGATGGTACGTTACCGCCGGGGCTTACCGCTATGAAGCTGGACCGCGATGCATTGATCCAGATGAACGGCGGCGCAGAGGTTTTACGCCTGTTGCCAGGGCGCGGCCGCTTTCTGACGTATGCGCGCCAGGGCGGCGTTCACCCGGATGCTATCGCGACTTTGTTTGGGTACGAAACCGGTCAGGATATGATTGACGATATCATTGAAACGCATCAACCCCGGGATGGCGAAACAAAACTTTATAGCCGCAAGCAACGCATCCAGGATGTCACTGAGCAAGAAATGCGGAAACAATTCGGTGATGTGTATATGGATGGCCGGGTTGAAGAACTGGCCAAGGACGCGCTACACAACGATCAACGCGGCAACTTTTTAGCGACTGAACTAAGGGCGCTCTCTCGTCGTGTGGGTCAGCCAGGAACACCCGCTAACATTGCCCGGGCCATTGCACAAAAAACGATCGGTGACCTGAAAACCTCCCAAATTCGACCGGGATCATATCACCTGGCAGAGGTGAGGTCGGCCAAGGCGGCAGAGCGCGCCATCTTACTGGAAGACTGGGACGAGGCATCAATCCAAAAACGCCATCAATTGGTCAATCATTATCTTTTCCGTGAAGCGCGTGATGCCCAGGCAGAAGTCGAAAAGATCGTCGATAGGCTGAAACGCTTTGATCGCCCAGGCACCCGACGCAACATCTCCCGGGGGTTTTTAGAGCAGATCGACAAGCTTTTAGAACGCTTTGATTTGAAACGAAGCGTGTCCTTGAAGGCTCTGGAACGGCGCCAGGCATTTGGCGAATGGGTAGCTGAACGGCAAGCCGAAGGCCAGGAAGTGATCATCACACCACAACTCCAGGCACTGTTGGAAGTGGCCGGTAAAACCCACTATAAATCGATGCGACTGGATGACCTTCGGGCACTAGACGACACCATTAAAAACATAGCTCACCTGGCACGACTCAAGCAAAAACTGATTAACAACTACGAAAAACGACAGTATGAAAGTGTGATCGCTGACATGGTAAGTTTTGCACAGGACAATCATACCTGGAAAGAGCATCCGGTGGATTACATGGAAAGCAAGATTAAGAAGTTCATGCAAGGCAGTGCTGAATTTCTGGCAGAACATCGCAAGCTCGAGTTTATTTTCCGCCGGATGGATGCGGAACAGATTGAAGGCCCATTCTGGCACTATCTGTTTAAGCCTATTGCTGACGCTGAAAACCTGGAGTCCGAGATGCAAGAGGTTTCAGTGCTTAAATTGAAAGAAATTTTTGACATTTATACGCGGAAGGAACGTCTCGCGTTTGGCAATAAAATCAAAACCAACCTGGGCAATATGCCCAAGCAGAAGATTTTAGCCATTGCGCTGAACTGGGGCAACGAGGGCAACAGGGAGGCAGTGATGCGCGGCGAAAATTGGATGCCTTCACAGGTGGATCAAATGTTCGATGCGCACATGACCGAAAAAGACTGGCAGTTTGTCCAGGCAGCTTGGGACCATATCGATTCTTTTTGGCCTCAGATTGCTGAGTTGGAATTTCAACTGACCGGTGTTCGTCCGAAAAAAGTGGACCGTGCAACGATTCAAACCCGCTTTGGCGAGATCGAAGGCGGCTACTACCCGCTAAAATCAGACCCTACCCGCAATGAAAGAGCCTTTAAGCATGCGGAAGCTGAAGCGACTAAAGACCTGTTTGAAACGAATTGGTTGCGACCGGCGACGAAACATGGCCACACCATTGAGCGTCAAGGGTTTGGCGGACAACCGGTGCTTTTAGATATCAGTGTTATTTCTCAACACATCAACAATGTCATTCATGATTTGTCGCATCGCACTGCCATTATCCAAGTCGATCGATTGACCCAGGACAAGCGAGTGCAGGAAGCCATCATTGCAGTGACGGGTCGAGCCACTTATCGTCAGATCAGACCTTGGCTACAAGGGATCGCTTCGGACCTGGCTCCGCTGGATAGTCAGTTGGAAAAAGCAGTCGGGCATTTCAGACAGGGCGCTACCATTGTTTACATGGGTTGGAAGATGACCACAGGTATGGTCCAGCCGCTAGGCTATTTGCAGACCATTGATATGATCGGTGAGAAGTATGCGATGAAGGGCCTGGCCAGTTTTTACAACCCCGTGCGACTGAAAGAAAAATTAGCGTTTGTCATGGAGAACTCCATTGCCATGCGCAACCGTCAAAAGACATTTGATCGCGATGTGCGCGATACGCTCAAGCGCCTGACTGGCGATACCCTGGAAGCGCGAATGGCGAAGACCTATTTCTTCCATATCGGATTTTTAGACATGGCGGTCGCGATGCCAAGCTGGCTCGGGGCTTATGAAAAAGCCATGCAAGCCGAGGGATTGAATCATGAAGCCGCTGTGGCGTATGCGGACTCCATAGTGCGTACTTCTCAGGCGGGTGGTGGTGTCAAAGACCTGGCGAAGATTCAGCGCGGCGGAGAGCTAAAGCGAATGTTCATCATGTTTTACAGCTATTTCTCAGCCCTTTATAACTTGATTGAGCGTCGCGCTGTGATGACAAAGACGGGCGTGTCAGGCCCCGGCAAAGCCATCACTTCGCTGATGTACCTGGTTGTTTTGCCGGCATTGCTGGGCGAATTGATTGTGGGCCGGGGCCCTGATGAGGATGATGAGGACGAAGAAAAAGCGGCGTGGGCGGCAAAAACCATCATGGCCTATCCGTTTATGTCGGTTGTCGGTGTGCGCGACATCGCACAGGCAGTTGCTGGGGATTTTGGATATGGCATGAGTCCGGTACCACAGGCTGTCGAGCAGTCAATTCAGGGGTTTACCGCGATTGATGACCTGTTTGATGAGGATGAAGAGTTTACTAAGTGGGACTTGAAAAACATGTCTATGTGGGGCGGATATATGTTTCATCTGCCTGTCAGTCAACTGTGGATATCGGGCGAAGAGCTTTATGACACGTTTGAAGAAGGCAATGATTTTTCGATGTGGGAGTTTTTGGTTCGACGCGATCCCGACGAATAGTTTGAAAAAACAATGATTTAATATAAACAGGAAAAAAGCGAGGCATCAATGACAATCTCTTCCACGACCAGCAAAGACCAGCACAACGGAAATGGCTCGGCAACGTCGTTTAATTATACTTTTAAAATCCAGGACCAAGCTCACCTGGAGGTGACCAAAACCAACACTGCCGGCGCAGATACGGTTCTCACCATTACAACGGATTATACGGTCACGGGTGTTGATAATGATTCTGGCGGGTCCATCACCTATCCGGTGTTAGGTGCTGCCCTGGCGTCTGGAGAAAAGCTGACTATTCGGCGCATGATGGATTTTCTCCAAACCACGGACCTTCAAAATCAGGGCGGTTTCTTTGCAGAAGTGCATGAAGACGTTTTTGATCGCCAAACAATCTATGCGCTTCAGAGCCAAGAGGAACTGGACCGATCCATCAAAGCGCCCGTAACCGATTCCGCTGTCGATATGACCTTGCCAATAAAGGCGGATCGATTGGGGACTGTCCTAGCTTTTAATGTCACCACAGGTGCGCCTGAAGCGGGGCCAACAATTGCCAACGCGAATACTGTCGCCGGCATTTCTGCGGACATTTCAACGGTAGCCGGGATTTCAAGTGTTGTCACCGCAGTCGCAGCAGATGCAACGGACATCGGGTTGGTGGCCGGTAAAGCAGCGCAGATAGGATTGCTCGGAACCACGGATGCAATCTCCGATATGAACGTACTCGGAACCGCCGATATTGTCCTCGATATGAATGTGCTTGGCACGGCGGCCAATGTCACCGCAATGGACACTTGTGCGACCAACATCGCCGCGATTAATGCCGCGCCAACACAGGCAGGGATAGCAACTACTCAGGCAGGGATTTCGACTGCTCAAGCCGTCATATCAACCGCTCAAGCTGTTATATCAACCACTAAAGCGGGTGCAGCATCAACCTCTGCAACGGCATCGGCAAGTTCAGCGGCTTCAGCGGCAACCGCAAAAACAGCGGCAGAAGCGGCCCAAGCGGCGGCTGAATTAGCGGCCGATAATTTTGATGACATTTACCTGGGGGCAAAGGCTTCTGATCCAACATTAGACAATGATGGTGATGCGCTAACGGCCGGCGATATGTATTTCAACACCGGCACTGATAGGATGCGGATTTATTCTGGATCAGCCTGGGCAGATGTTGCCCTCGATGCCTCCACCGTGGTGAGCAAAACATCAGTCACAGGATCAGCCTCATTGCCATTAGGCACAACCGCACAACGGGATGGATCGCCGACCGCCGGGTATCTGAGATGGAACACTACAGACACAAGCGCAGAAGTCTATGACGGAAGCGCATGGGCGGCTGTCGGAGGTGGCAATTCAACAACAGAGGGATTATATGAAATGGCTAATACTATCGGGACAGTGGCGACACCAGTGACTTATGTCATCGGTACGGGCAACAATGCCCTGAGTGCCGGGCCAATCACTGTTGAATCTGGCTCCAGTGTCACGATTCCTTCTGGTTCAACTTGGGTGATTGCGTAATGGCTAAAATTAAAATACAAGGCAACGCTTCGGGTACTGGCGTTGTGACGCTGACTGCTCCGAATACGAACACAGACAAGACCATCACCTTGCCTGATTCGAGTGTAACTTTAGGTGCGGCAACACCCAGTATTGCTGACAATGGTACTACCACCTCCATTACCCTAACCTCAGACGGCAGGGGAATATCCGACTTCACCGCACAGGCGTGGGTTAACTTTGATGGTACTACTAATGTAGCTGGTAACTGTAGTGTTCAGGATAGTCATAATGTCTCCAGCGTCAGTGATGACGGTACGGGTTCGTATACCATTAATTTTAGCAATACTCTGGCTAATACTGATTATATGGCGCAAGGAGACCACAATAACCCATCAGGGCATCAACAAAATGTATTTATTAGGGGTGTATACACAACGACACAATTACATCTTGAGACCTCGAATACTACTTATGTAGATGTATCGAGATGTAATGTAATAGTATTTGGAGGTTAACATGAAAATAATATACGACAATAGCGGCACACTCGCACAGTTAATCCCAGCACCTAAATTCCTAGCAACACTCACAGGAACAGAGGAAGAGAAACTGATACACCTTGCCAACAAGGACTTGCCCACAGGCACTCCATACGAGATTACTGATGAAGCATTGGATGACAGAAGCTTCCGCAACGCATGGGAATACATCGCAGGAGCTTCCGAGAAAACCTCTGACGACTTGAGTCTGGAAGACCAACTTAAATACAACCAAATAACACAGGAGGTCTTCGATGCCAGTAACGGTTAATTTCAGTAAAGCACAAGACATAACAAAAGACAGATTGCGCACAGACCGTAAGCCTCTGCTTGAAGAGCAAGATGTATTGTTCATGAGAGCAACCGAGTCTGGTGCTGATACTACTACTATCGTCACAGAGAAACAAAGGTTGCGTGATGTCACAGACCAAGTTGATGCGATGACCACCTTGGATGAATTGAAAGGGGTGCAAGTCTAATGGCTATTACAATATCAGGCTCAGGCATCACCTCATCTGAGATAGCTGACGGCACGATAGTTAACGCTGATATTAATGCGAGTGCGGATATTGGTAAGGTTTTGCAATCCATATTTAGTTATACAGATACGGAGTTAGTCCAATCCGCAACCACAAGTCACATACAGCTTGGGTTATCTGCGACAATTACCCCAAAATCAACCACTTCTCTCATCGACCTCAGTGCCTTAATTTATTCACGGCGTACTGTTACTGGGGGGTATGGGGCTTTTGTTTATCGAAATGGGGTTAATATAACCCCTTGGGTGCAACATGCCTCGGGTACTGGAAGCTTTACCACTTATACCAATGGTGATATAAGAACCAGAGACCCCATACAGTGGACGTTTGCTCAACTTGGCACAGGGGTGGCGGAGACTTACGACATTAGAGTTGATGTGTATGTTGCTCAAAATCAATTTCAATCAAATCAACACACGGGAGTAACGGCTGGCACAGCGTCAACTATGCGATTAATGGAGATTGAAGTATGATGATAATTAGAACCCACACCGCTTTAGAATCACTCCGTCCAAACTCAGAGTGGACTGTGCGTGGAGGTATCGTGGAGTGGTTAGACACCAAACAAACCCAACCCACAGAATCTGAAATCCAAGCAGAAATCATCAGACTCCAAGCCATCTACGATTCCCAAAAATATGCAAGGCTACGCAAAGCTGAGTATGACCAGCTCAACCAATTTGAGCTAAGATTCGATGACTTAGAAAATGGGACTTCGGTTTGGCAAGATTCAATCAACGAGATTAAAACGAGGTTTCCTAAGTGAGCACTATTAAATCAAGTTCAGAACACCTGACGCTTAATGCCGATGGCGCATCGAAGGACATCATTCTACAGAACAATGGGTCTACAAAAGTCACTGTGAAAAGTGATGGTAATGTTGAGATGGGTGGGCAACTTCAAGTCTCTGGCGGCGCGTTATCTGCACCGTCATTTTCGTTTGTAGGAGATACAAACACAGGGATAAGCAGACCAACAGTAGATGCTGTAAACATCGTCACAGGGGGTGTTGAACGCATGCGCATCGACTCAGCAGGTCGGGTCACGATGCCGTTTCAGCCAGCTTTTTGTGCTAGGGGTTTTAACGGATATGTAGCACTAGGCACTAGTGCTGGTATCATAAAATGGGATGTTGCAGATTTTAATACCGGTTCGCACATGGATATCACCACAGGAGTATTCACCGCTCCTGTTGGCGGTGTATATAGTATTAGTTTTAATAGTGGATATAAAGATGATCCAAAATATATGGTGATGAACCTCTACGTGAATGGTGTGGTGCATTACACAAGTTGGTCTGAGAATAGTGAGAACTACGACACACAAGGAGGTACAGTCCTTGTCAATTTTAGTGCTAATGATACTATTTACGTACGCGTAGGTATAAGCACATCTTATTCGTTACCGCACACTAGCACACAGTATAGTACTTTCTCAGGTCACCTAATCGGTTAATCAAAAATAAAGGAAAACAAACAATGACAACATACACAATCGAATTATCCGATGCTGAAGTAAAGGCAATGGAATATATCGCAGTAGACGTTCAAGACTGGGCCGACAATGCTTTAAAGAATCGTGCAAGAATCGCAATGGGTGAAATCTACAATGCTGAAGTGGCTCGTATGACTGCTGACCCAGAGATTACTACAATCCCTGCTGACAAGGAAGCAGTGGTACTAGCGGCTGACATTAAGTCTGCGGCACAGAGAAATGCTGAAGCTGAAACACAACTAGAGCTGTAGTTAATGAATGAGAGAGACTGTGCGGTGATGGAAAGCAGATTGGCAAGCCATGAGAAATCAATTGAGCAGCAGATGATAACTACTATCAAATCACAAGTTGGCTCGCGACTACAACCTACTGACTGGATGGTAATTCGTGAGATGGATGGCGGTGATGTGACAAGTGCGAATGTTAAGACCTATCGTTCTGATATTCGAGCTGAAGGCAACACTAAAGAAACTAAAGTTGAATCTTTGGTCACTCTTGATGATGTCATCCTTTATGAAGCTACACCACACACGGAAGTTAGAAAGATTAAACATACTTCAGATGAAGGTGTTGAAACTTATGGCCCCGAGACAGAAGAACATACAAGGGAGATTAATATGACAATGCATTTTAATGCGATTGATCCGTTGGATGAGATGGATTTATCATTTGTGTCACTGACTATTGATTCAATGTAAATGATGAACAACAGGAGAGGCCATTGACCACATCAACCGAGTTGCGTGACAGAATTGAAACGATGGAAAAGTTGGTCATGGACATAAACAGGCAACTGATTCAAATCAAAGCATGTGCCTATGGAGCAATCTGCATGGGCCTGGTATCGCAATCGGGTCTGGTTGAAGCATTGAAGGTTGGGGTGGGGTAATGCTGCCTTTAATGCTGCCTTTAATGCCGTTAATGGGGTCATATTGAGCAGTTATACAGCCACCAAAACCTCTACAGCCCGTATTCTATGCGTTTCATTGGTCGGGACGGCGGGATTCGAACCCGCCATTCCCCCTTGATTCTATTGGCCTGTAGAGCGATGTTGCCTTTAATGCTGCCTTTAATCTTGTTTTTTCGTGTTTTTAGATGGTAAACGAGTAATAACGTCTGTTTCTGCTTCAAAAGACGGCGCAAACAATTTTGCCGCTTTATTTCCCGCTTCAGGTAGCGCATCAGGAACCCAGGTGGCATACGTTGAAGCGGTTTGAGTCACGGATGAATGGCCCAGTTGATTTGATACCCAGGCCAGAGGTTCCCCTGATGACAGCATCATACTGGCGTAAGTGTGTCGGGTTTGGTAAGGTTTTCTATATCGAACATTTGCACGTTTCAACGCCCACTTCCAAAACTTTCGAATTTGTTGATCGCCGATCCAGGGCTTTTCAGTGTTCGGGTTTAAAAAAACTCGGTTGCCTTCCAGCAAACTGTATTGTTTTTGATTTTGCAATGCTTGTAATGCTTCAGGTAATAATTTAACAAGCCTTGTTCCTGCTTTGGTTTTGGTTTTTTCAGGGTTTTTTGCGTATTGGGTTTTTGCTTGATATATTGACGCAATATTTTTTTTGAAATCAATTGCTTGCCAGTCTAGCGCCACCAGTTCTGAAGTACGCAAACCAGACCAGAATGCAAATTGAATTAAATTTCTGTGTTGTGGTTTGAGGCTGGCTAAAATTGCCGCCTGTTCCTTTCTGGTGAAGGGGTCAACTTCTTTCAATTTAGGCGGTTCATTTTTTTTGTATGTAAAATCAAATATCGGATTGATGGTTATCAACTCTTCCACAACCGCCTCTTGCAGTGCTGTCCTTAGTGGGCTGAGTAAATTTGAAATTCGTTTATTAGAGCAGGTCAAAGTTTTACACCAGGCTTTGACATGTTTTTTTCGTATTGTGTGGAGCGGCATACGGCCTAAAACTTTTGATTCGGACACACCGAAGCTATCTATTAGTGTACATTTCGCGTGTTTTAATAACTTAACTGTTTTTACATAGTCTATATATGTTGAGGTTTTAACATGTTTTTGTTTTTCCAGCAGCCACGTATCGAGCCATTTACCTAGCGTTAAACCATATAACTCGTCAAAATACGCGGCGCGTGGGTCATCAGGGAAAGTCGCAGAATAAACAAACGTACCGTCTGCAATCGACTTGAGTATGTCCTTTCTAAATATCTCGGCTAGGAGAATATTGGCATTTGTGGGCTTCCCCTGGAGTCGTGGTCTGCATGTGATGCCTTTGTACGTGAACCTGATTTGCATTGAGTTCTCGCTTGCTCTTGTGACCCCCGTGCCATTTCTAGCCATCTATCCCACCCACTTCTACTGATATATATACGACCTTCCAGTTTAATCCAAACTAACTCGTGAGGCCAGCGCCCTCCACTCCCAACATTATGTTGAACCGCATTTTTTGTCAACCCCACATCATCTGCAAACCGTTCAATTGTTACCCAATCGACTGTCATTATTTGCCCTTCTCTTCAATCAACCATGCATCAATTTCAGTCTTTTTAAAAAATATCCTGCCTCTAGTGGGCTTGTAAAACGGGATTGACTTTGAATAGGTTAATTTATATAAAGATGATCGATTAAACCCCGTGTACGCAGCGCAATCGTCAATTGTCAGCATTACTTTGTGAGATGACAGCATGCTCTTCACCTGCTTCAGTTCGTCATGCAGCATTTCCAGCGTAATTTCCAGCGTTTTTTCACTCATTCCTCCCCCCACCTAGCTTTAGCCGATCTGGAATCTAGGTGCGTAAATTTTTTATAATTTCCAAACCCCATATTATTCGGATATTCTTTAATCAGCCATTCGTAAACGAGGTGTGGTTCTATGAAACGCACCTTAATATCTGCCGCCCTTCCACATAAATGCTGTGACTTCATCGAGCTATTTTTCAAGCTATTGTTGTGGGTGACGCAACGGGAACCGCTGGTGATAATGACTGCTTGTTTGAAATGGTTACGAATTCCCTCTAGCATTTCGATCAAAATAATATCAACAACGGGGTCTATGCTTTTGTAGCACTCACCACATTTGCATTTAAATTCCCATCTGGAAAAATGCCTTGATAAATCACCCACTATTTGCCCCCTGAGTCTGAACTTATAATCCCAACAATTCCAGAAAGTGCCATCGTTCCGGCGACAATGTACTCCGTCATCTCTGTGTCAATTGTGATGAACGACGCAGAACCGATGAAGAGGATCAGCCCGCGAATAGTGCTGGCTTCGGACAGTCTGGCCAATATATATTTCAACATTTTATTTTCCTTATTAATTTTTAAAAGTCACCGCAGTTGCGGTAGCATTCACTGCAATTGCAGTAAGATTCACTGTAGTTGCAGTCACTGGTTGATAAAATGCGATTTAACCAGCATTTCATCTAACTTTTGCATGCGTATTTGAAGTGCAGACATTTTTCTTTCCAGGTCATCAATGCGAGCATCATTGTTTGAACTGCACATTTGGGATTTGGTCAGCCATTCCAGACCCAGTTCATCACGCATCGACGATACTTGTTTCGCGCCGAAAGGTATGTCAGTCGCAAAGCTCACCGCTTCTGCAATTTCCTGTAGTTTTAATCCGTTCGCGCCGCCTGAGCTGCACAATTCGGTTAAAAACGTGGCCACTTTGTAATATTCTGGACGTGACATCGAGATTCTGGTTTTTGTGATTTCCATTGTTTCCATGATTTTCCTCAATTTTTGTTTTTATTAATATGATGCGGCATGCCCAGGGCTAGATAACGCACAAAGTATGTTGGACACCCGCATCCTTCGGAGTTGTATCGCCACACCCGAAAATACGCGCTCATTGAAAACAGCTATTGTGAAGCGACTTTAATCAAAAATTGTTCAAGATCGGGCCGATGGAAATACCACCGACCTCCGACTTTTCGGCCGGGAATGGGATTGGATGGGCGAGTTGCCCAGCTTTTGATGGTTGCCAGCGAGACACCGAAATAATCCGCAGCCTCGCCCGCATTTAGCACATTTCTGGAGCTATCCTTTGCCTCATCCTTGAAATCATCATTGATTTTGTCCGTGTTTGGTAAATCCTGCATTCGACCTCTACCTCTTGTTATTGTTGTTAGTTGGTTGAAAGAATTAGGTTCTTTTATCGCTATTTAAAAAGGCACGTCATCAAAATCCTTAAATGTGGTTGGCTCTTGCGGTGCTACAGTTGCTACATTTGCTACTGATTGACCGCCTTCGTTACGTTTGCCCACTAGATCAATCACGTTACAATTCAACTCCAGGCTGGTGCGGGTTGTGCCGTCATTCGCCTGATATTCCC